TCCACTCTACGGTAGGTGCTTCTTTGCCCAAGTGCGCCAACTCAGCGCGGGTAAGATCGGTAAACGGTAGCGCTTCTGTCGAAAATGCTGCATTCTGCAACAACACCTCCCCGCTTTCATCCAGCAGTTGGCAGGTCAGCACATCATACCGAGGGCCACGCGGATCTGCTTCTTTTGCGCTATCCTGCAATCGGCCTAGTCCGCTGCTGAATCTGAATATGTTTGCCTTTACAGCCTCTGCGATCCCTATTGCTATCGGAGAAGTCAAATCGCGCGTTATCATAACTCTACCCTCATCATATTTATTTCTAACTGCGTGCATTCTCCACCTGGTGGATCTGGGCATTCTGCAAACAGTGATACTGCTGTATTAAATATTTCCTGAAAATCCTCATCAGCCCCTACGCTATTCTTCCAAGGCCGATACACTTTTTTAACATTAGAAATATCGTCCGATAATATCTCAGTTGAACTTACGCTAAAGCCAATAAGCATCGGCGTAGTTACCGAATTCCCCAATGTAACTAGCGATTCTACAGCATAACCCGCTGCCAATATATCAACAAACTCAATAGGTGTTTCATCAATTGCTTGTTTATGAACAAATTTCTCCCGGTGCATCGCTGGTATATTCACCAATGTTGCCCCAGTCACAGTCACAATAATATCAGGATGTGTCGGGTCCAGAACCTGTACATGCCCCTTAGCCGATAAAGCCATCACATTACCGAGAGTCGGACCACCACCAGTTCCAGCGCCCACATATTTCGTAGGTACGGAGCCCCCGGCCATCATAACGGCAATCTCAGCATCAGTCGGCACTGTATTAAATCTCAGCGGTATTCCAAGTATCTCTCCCTTGTAGAAAGTCCCGTTATATTCCATAAAAGTCATGGCAGCGGCAAGCGCATGTGTCCCAGCAACATTTGTGCTAGTGGTAAGTGTAACAGACTCACTATCCCACCACATTGATGCTATCCCACCATTAACAAAGAACGCACCTAAACTATGTACACTACCAGTAACTGGCACATATGGCAAAACTGCCGTAAGGTCAATTTTCGTCACTCCACCAACAACCAGCCTGTACCTAATTTGCGGGACCGTCCCTTCAAGCCATAATGACTCATTGTTATTTGCGTCCTGATATCTGTTGATATATCTAAAAATATCACCAACAGAGTAATCATCTGGAATCCCGATTGGAATTATATTACCACCATCACCAATACCGTAATCCATCCAAGCAGCATCTGGAATATCCCACTTGTCATTTACACCGTCAAAGCTATGACGCTCCTTGTCACGAAAAGCCTCATACCTAGCAAGTGCTTGGGTTATTGCTCTGGTCTTTTCTGCACCAAGGTAATCAGATGGATCTACCTCGGAGACCAATAGTTCATTCAGATCCGCGCCAAATACCGACCCAACGATATCAAGATGAGTCGAATCAAAGGCTTCTGTGCTGCCAAATACATCTAGGTTTACGAAATTGCCTTCGTATTCGATTTCAAGAGTCGTAAAATCGGCAAACTCAGCGGCAACACCACGCAACAGTATCTGTAAGTTAATATCTGTCAGAATAACCGTAGCCTCTTTGTCCGTGCCTTGGTCACCCGGTGTATATGTGAATATTCTCGTGCCACCAAGACCATCATTCACTTCGATATTCCCACTAAGTGTACTGCTCACCGCAACATTCATCTTTATCCGCACCTGCTTGCCCACGCCATTATTGGGCATAAAGACAGACCCAGCAACTGCAGTAAGCGTTAGCGTGTCATCGTCTGTCTTTGTTACAGCGTTCGCAGTCCAATCACTACTTGTAAAATTAGGTACATCTGTATATAAGAACGCCCCGATATACTTTTCAGGGATAGGTTCGCCAGCTAGAATAGAAGCTATCTCATCAGATGTTAAAGCTACATTAAATATCATTGGTTTTTCAAATATCTCACCGTTCCAGAAACCAGTACCAACTAAAGCTCCAATTTCCAAATCTTGCGTACTAGCATGCACCCCTGCTGGTACTCCAGAAGTTAACTCACCAACTAAACCAGCCTCTGTATACAAGCGCATAAATGTAGATGCTGAGAGCACACCTGCGTATCCCTTAATCATATCGACGTCTGAAATAGGATCATCAGAAGCCACATTTGCACTATCTGTAGTCTGATCACCGATTGCATCAATAAACATTTGCAATTTGCCATCACTATGCAGTTTTAAAAAATAACCACGCTGATTACCGCTAGGATTAGATCGAGAAACTAACATTTCTGATGCTGTTGTTTGTGCTACTTTATTCCTAGCCTTGACTATGATAGTAATATCACCTGTAATGTCTGGAACATTCGCAACATCTATAAAACCAGCTACACCATCTAAGTTATAAAACCTCCCCAGTCCAGCCGCACCTGTATTCGCCGACTTGGTTGCGTGTGTTATTTCAAGTGCCGTCGGTATATTCTGAGTCTTAGTAATGCCATCGTCAATTTCCAACCCATTATGAGTGCCTAGATATGGATCTGTGCAATCTGCCATTATGCTTTCCTTACTGTAAATGTTCGGCCTTCTGAAGTCTGATAACAGTCGTTGCCAACTGGCTGATATCTTTGCCGCTCGGTTTGCGTTGTGTATTCTACCATAAGGCCAAGCCATTGCTGCGCCGGGCACATCTTCAGCAATAAAGTCTCAAACTCTGCCTGCCTATCAGGGTCAATCAAGGCTATCCCCATATGAAGAATATCCCCTGGATAGACTATAACCTGCCCAGCGATATACAAGAAGTAATGATGGCTTGGCTCATCTGCTGGGATTGAATACTGCTTTTCTACTTGATTATCCACAACCTTATTTACCAGCGGATAGCCACTGCCTTTTTCAAACGGAGCAGATGTTGACGGGACGAGATAGTCCAAGGGGTCAATGGCTGGGACAGCCCCTTTCACGCCCACCGCAAGTTCAGTACCAGGTATCCACCATTCCTGCACCACCACATCAAAACCAGCATCCTGCAAACTAGTCTGGACATAACTTATATCTTGGCCGCCCTGCGCACGCCAAGCAGCCTCCAGGCGGTCCCTGCGAGCTTGCTCGTCTGCTGCCTCAGTAGTAATAGCAAATTGCTTTTCCCAAAGATCAAGCTCGCGCGTAGTCTGTGGGAATAGGTCTAAGTACACCAGATCCAAGAACAGCTTGATATCAGCCCCAAAATCAGAAAGGCCAACAAAAAATTGGCGAAGCTGCTTATCAATTGTAATGTCCCACGCCAATGCGCGGGGCAGCAAGTGCTGGAATATCCTTAGAAATCTCATGAATATGTCACATCATCTGAAAATGCCGTTTCGCCTATCCCCAGCGTATAGCTCGTGACAGGTCCAGATATATCGCTCATAGTCACATCGGTGAATATTCCGCCAGCATCCGAAACGATGGCATCAACCACGCCACTCACGCCAGCAGCAGTCAATGTATCTGTACGCGGTGGCACCGTACTACCAAGTATAAATGGGGCACGGCCCGCCATATATTGTGCTATGCCAGTCTCTAAGTCGGCCTTGACTTGCGTCGGATTATCCACTACCAGCCCGGCAATGTCCACATCAAAGGCATGAGGCAATATCGCCAGCACTTGCACCAGCGCATTTACAGGTATCCGGGTTGCCAGGCCATTCTCATCAAATTGTATCGCGTCAAATACTGCATCCAACTGCGCCTGCGTAGGTACTCCATTAGGATCGCCGCTGCTGGCAGCCGTAGCCTGCACATATACCAGCACTGTCCCAGGGTCATCACTTGTATATACAAAAGCATTGACGATGTCCGGCACCCCTTCAGCCCAGCGTTCATAGTCCACATATGCGCCACCTTGAGGCACTTTCTGAAAGCGGTCAATTACTCGCTGCCTATATGCCTCAGTTGTCTCTGCATCACTTCCCAGCGTGGTAGTAGATATCACGGTCGCCGCACGCGGCACCCCCGTCAATGGGCTGGCAAAATTTAGAATAGAACCATTCTCTAAGTTACCGATAGACCCCGCAGCATCGCCACCAGCTTGGTCACCAGATGCCCGCACAGGCACAGAAGTCAGCACATCTTCCGGCAGGACTACCTGTGATATGGTGAGATATACCACGCCATTATCTTCACCTACTAGTTGGGTCTGAGATGGCAGCACAGAACCGCCTGATGCCGAGGAAGCCACAGCGATTTCTAGTTCGGCCTGCACCGCAGCGCCAATTGTCTCACCAAGTATTAAGTTCCCCCATGCCAATAGCGGATTGATGAGTTTCCCATTTACCTCTGTTACAGCATTTACAGCCGTCTGTACAAACATTTGCAAAAAGCTAAAGCCGCCGTACTTATACAGTTGCACAATTTGCCCAGCGACAACGCCAGACAAAACCCGCAAAAATGACTTCGGCAGCAATGATATCGCCTGATTCAGTGCTGCTGCCAGGTTCGCTATAATTGCCTCAGATAGGCTTTTCGTAGTAGGTGTAGGGGGGCTCATGATTGCGCGCTCCAGTTAGCTATGAACTCTTGCTCTATTTTACTACCATTTGCCTGTATTTGCACGAACAATTTTACCCTATTTAGGCCCACCAGGCTGGCTTCAACCTCCACGCTTTCGGCAATCCCCTTGTCCAAAAATACCGCCAAATCCCGCTCAGCAGCTGCTTCGGCTCTCCGCAGGTTCTGAGCAGTAGCAGGCAAGGACTGTATAATGTTCTGAAACTCAGATCTGTAACGCTCGTCGGGGTCAGTGATATCCAAGTTCATCCAATGTGACAGCCGCTCATCCGAGCCACCGGCATCGTCCGCGTTGCCACCGAACAAACAAAGATTCGCCATAGTTTCCAAACCACCGCCCATCAGCATCAGGCCATTCTGCACGGTCACATCGCCGCCATCAGTCGTCATCTTCAGGCTCACATCACCTTGCTGGTCGTTTAATAATGATTCCATATTATGTCCCCGGTGTTGGTGATAGTGTATTAGGCGGCGCGGCTGCTCCGGTCGTACCTGGCGCCGTGGTCACCGGATGGAGGTGTGCCGCCATAGCATGGTCATGACTACCAAGGGCTATATCCAATGTTGTATCTACCACAGCAGTCCCTTCAATTAAGCCTGCTTCAATACTCCCCCCACCAGGGAAGACAACGCCATTTATGTTTATGCCATCAGGATGCGTCATGGATATTGGTGTACCATCATTGCCGAGAACTATATTACCCAAATCATTTTTGATTTCAATTGTACCATCAGCATGCTGATAGATTTCAGATACTATATTTCCATCGGCATCCCGTGCATAAGTTCTATGCTCACCAGCAACAGCCACCGGCGGGTTATTCGGGTCATAAAATCCGACCGCAGCCTGCGCTCCTGTGCGCCCGCTCGGTATCAATATAGCCTTATCACTGGGCAAAGGGAAGCTGTCTGATCCCGCTGGCTGCATATATTGTACCGTCCGGTTATCTCCCCCACCAAGCGCCACTTTCAGCTTGCTGAGAGTATCGATCACTACTTCCAATATTGTGGCTATTCTTCCCATGGTAACCTCGCTGGCGGATCACCGGCATACGAGCCAGGCAGCACCACACCCATCGAGAATGTGCTCTGCTTCTCAACCATTGTCAATGTGGTCGAGTCCACCATAAAATCAGTCGTTTGATAAATCATTGCGTCTGGCGCTTCTATCGCCACCCCGTCACCAGGATTCAGTATCGTCCCATCATCCAGCCTGATAGTAGCTAGATCAACCTGATAGTCCACTACATTCGCCAGCATCCGGGCATAAGCTGCATCAGCATGGCCAGGCAATTCACCCGGCTTGGCATCTGGTGGCACGATTATTGTAGGACGAAATACGCCTTTCAGCAACGGGTTCTGTTTTGTAAATGAGGACCCCTCTGATGTCAGACTAGCTTCCTCAACCGCAGTAATAGACGAGAAAAACTCTTCGTCTTTAATCCTTGGGAGTATGCGCATAATAACAGGGTCGCCCTGCCGCAGGGTCACCGCTGGCGACTCAGTCAGCGTCGGCTTCCTAAATACGATATCACCAGCCAGATTATTACCTATTATGAATCCGCGCTGCTGGGCTAGTCCTGTCAAAAAGTTCAAAATCTTCTGCCCCTGTGAGGCAGCAACTTCATCAAATACATCGCCAGCAGATTCTTCGAACACCACCTTGATTCCGAAGTCAGGAACTATGGCCTTCACTATCTCTTCAAGGTTGAGGTCAAACCACTCCATCGGCCATCTGGTAGTCGGTATTACGCATTGGTCCAGCACACCCGGCTTGGCATAGCCAGACAATGTCAGCGTAGATGGGATCTCGTCTACTGGCACCACTTTAGCCATAGTACCCAAAAAATATAAATCCGGCCCCACAAACACTTCCAGTGGCTTATACTTCAGCGGTTTAAATATCCGCCGCAAGTTCCTGTCAGATGAATCCCATGGTGCAATCATCGTCACAGTATCGAAAGAATCTAGCCGCTTCTCCACCACCAAAGTCGTGAATGCCGTAAACTCTTCACCATCAATTTTCACTGTTACAGCGTCTTTGCCGCTATCTGCTGGCTGCGCTACTGGCGGGCTTGGCGAGTCTGGGTCATCAGGAATTGTGAGAAGTGTCCCAGCAGGTATTTGTTCAGGCACACCAGGATTATTCGCTCTTATCAAAGACTCGTTTTGCTCATGTCCGTAATAGGCTTTTGATAATCCGACCCAAGTATCACCTTGTATACTAAGAAATGAACGCGACAATTTTCCGCCCTCTCGGTATTTCCAGCATTTCCGATCCTGTCAACCCATTCGTATCGATGAGAAAGTTCAGCGCGCTATCACCAATATTTCCATAAAGCTCAGCGGATAGGTCAATAATAGTTCTAGGTCTGTCCAGCGTAAATACTCGCGCCGTATTCAACTTAAACGAAGTTTGCACCAAATATCCCGCCACCAGTGATGTGGACTCCAGCAGCGGCGAATAAGCCTCACCAGTATCTATAATCTCCAGATCTGTGTATATAGGCTCCTGCCATACCTGCACAGCGTCAAATGATTCTAGCGCCTGCACCGCTGTATTCACAGCATCAGAGCGCGTCACAACATCAGAGCCCTCTCCAGCGATTGCATCTTCAGCGGTAGCAAACTCAATATTGGCTGCTGCCACCACTATCCCAGCTTGCGCTGCATTTGTAAATAGTGCCTGTGCCAAAAAGTCATTCTCAGCTTCGGTCTGTCCGGCAGCAGTCGGGTTGTCATTTTGCACCCCCGTAAATCCTTCAATCAGAGCCAAATAGCCATCCAGCTTGGCCTGTATCGCTGCTTGCGCACGGGCCGGGGCCTGCAATAGTCGTTCTATCTGCAATGCCAACAAGATTGGTTGACCTATCAATGTATCAAGGCCGCCATTGATGGAATTATATATTGCATTAAATTGTGTGTCTACAGAAGTGGTCGCAGAGGCAACTTGCTGCAAAGTAGTTTTTACAGTATCTATCCCGCGCTGTAT